AAAAGAAAGTGTTGGTTCTGGTGTTGATCCACTCACTCCGATGGATCAAAAGTTTGCTACTTTGGATGATCTGTCTAATCACTATAGAATCTTCATCAATCGTATTCAAACTCAACTTTCCACCATGGGTGGTGGTGGAGCAGGATTCATTAAGGATCTTGATGATGTTAGTTTTGACCAGACAACAGGAAATAATAAACTTTTAATTTACAACTCAGCAATATCTAAGTGGGTTGGAATTGGTAGTGATGAATTCAATGCTGTTGGAGCTGCTGGAACTTGGGGTATCGATTCTGTAGGAATTCATACTACAAAGGTTGTTGGTATCAACACAATATCTGCAAAATCTGATGTTGCTCTTTTTGTTTCTGGTGATATTGAGGCTACTGGAAATGTAACCGTTGGTGGAACTATCACATATGATGATGTAAGACATGTAGATTCTCTCGGTCTTTCAACATTCAGAAGTGGTCTTGAAGTCAATGCGGGAACAGCTACTACTGCTTTAGTTGTTCGTGGTGATGCAAGAATTATTGGTATCCTCACCATTGGTACTGCATCAATTACGATTGATGGTGAAAATGAAACAATCGGTGTTGGTATTGTTACCATCTCCAATTCTAATATTGAGATTGGTCCAAATGTTACCATTAACTCTGGTGCAACTGGTATCAACTCAGCACCCAATGTTTTCTATGTTGCTAAAGATGGTAATGATTCCAATAACGGAACATCTATTGATAACGCTAAACTGACTATTGCTTCTGCTGTTGGTGTGGCTCAGTCAGGTTCAGTTATTAAGGTTTTGTCTGGTAATTATGTTGAGAACAATCCCATCACACTCCCAGCTTTTGTAGCAATAGTTGGTGATGATCAAAGAACTGTAAAGGTCTTACCAAATAGTACAACTCAAGATCTGTTCCATGTCAATAAAGGATGTAAGTTAGCTAACATGACCTTCTCCGGTCATCTGGCTCCTTCATCTGCAGTTGCATTCCCAACAGCTGGTGCTACTAATGTTGGTGGTGGTAAGTGGAAAGGTCCATACATCCAGAACTGTACTAGTGACACCACTACTGGAACTGGTATCTTAATTGACGGAGATAAGGCAGTCAAAACTAAATCGATGAATGTTGATGCATTCACTCAGTACAATCAAGGAGGAGTTGGAGTTGCTGTTACTAATGAAGGATATGCTCAGTTAGTTTCTGTATTCACAATTTGTTGTGATAAAGCAATAACTGTCCATAAAGGTGGTCAAGCTGATGTTGCTAATAGTAATTGTAGTTTTGGAACATTTGGATTAGTTGCTGATGGGGTAAGTCCTCAACAGTATACTGGTGTTGTAACAAGTTCTGGAGCAGTTGGTCAAGATAATATTGTGATCAACATTGGTGCTGCCACAACCAGGCCATATGACGGTCAAGTTGTTTATTTTGATCAACTCTATAAGTCTATAGAATCAATTACAATCACGAATGGTGGAAGTGGATATACATCTACTCCATCGGTTACGATCGCATCCCCCACAGGTCCAAATGGAGAGGTAGCTACATCGTTTGTTACTCTAGAAGATGGTGTGGTTACTGAGATTACCATCATCAGTAGTGGAAGTCAATATACATCCACTCCAGTTGTTACCATCTCTGCTCCAGATTCAGGTACAACCGCCACTGCAACAGCTGTTATGGCAGATACCTATTACACGATAAATAGCTCGACTCCTATCACCGCTGGTATAACTACATTAACACTTGCTGAAAATCTACTCAACACAGTGGGGGTAGCATCTACGGCATACTTCTTCCAACAAAGTAAAATCATCGCTAGTTCTCATACCTTTGAGTATATCGGTTCTGGTAATGATATTACTACAGCAACACCTAAAAGAGGTGGAGTTACAATCCAAGCAAACGAAGTTGTATCTACAAATGGTGGAAGTGTGATTTATACTAGTACTGACCAATCTGGCAATTTCAGAATTGGCGATGACTTCCAAATCAATCAGGCAACTGGAACAGTTAGTGGTAGAGCATTCTCCAAAAGTCTGTTCTCAGAAATGACCCCTTTCATTCTAGCACTTAGTTAAATGGCACAGTTAGCACTTAATAGATTCAAAACAGAAACGATTGTACTGACCACATCTGATCAGACAATTTACACTGCACCGACTGGATATACTGGTATTGTTCTTTACGCACACGTCACCAATTATGCCAGTGATGCTACGACTGTGACAATTTCACATGTAAGGAACTCCACTACAACTGAGATTATTAAAGAAGCTCAGGTACCAGTCAATGATGCCTATATCCCTCTTGATGGTAAGTTGGTCCTTCAGACTAATGACTCAATCAGGGGTAGTGCTGGTGCTAATAGTACATTAAAAGTTCTTCTCTCAGTATTGGAGACTGCTAACTAATGCCAAGACTTATTAGCGAAGTAAATTCTGGTGGAGGCGCTGTTGGTATTTCCAGCGATGGTGTTGATTTAGGTAAAATGAAGACTTTGGATTATGAAAGTAATAGAATTGAGTTTGATAATACGACAGGTGTAGCCACTGTGTTCTCAAATCCGTTGACTATTATTGGACTATAAATAATAAAAACTCTTGTGTGTGATGATTAAAGAAGAGGGACTTAGAGATTGGTTTGGTAAATCTAAATCCAAAGATGGTAAACCCGGATGGGTTCAATCAGATGGTTCCCCTTGTGCCAATGAACCTGGTGAAAAAGGAACACCTAAGTGTTACTCTTCGGCTAAGAAAGCCAGTATGTCGAAGAAAGAACTTCGATCAGCTGATACAAGAAAGTCAAGACAAGACCCTGGACAACAAAGTAAGTCTGGAGCAGCCAAACCAACCTACGTTTCTACTGATAAACCTAAGAAGAAAATGAAAGAAGAAACTTTTAACGAAGCAGAAGACAAGAAGACTAAAGGTAGTGGGACTAAAGACGCCTGTTATACTAAGGTAAAGTCTCGTTATTCTGTATGGCCTTCGGCATATGCCTCTGGTGCATTGGTAAAGTGTCGTAAGGTTGGTGCAGCTAACTGGGGTAATTCTACTAAGAAAGAAGAGTTTGAAGGTTTCTATGACCTTCCTGCTTTCACTGAAACTCAGATTGCAGCTATGAAGTATGCTGGTATTGAGGTAGAAGTTATTGATGAGGCATGTTGGAAGGGATATGAGAAGAAAGGTATGAAGACTATGTTTGGTAAGAAATATCCAAACTGTGTCAAGAAAGAAGAAGTAGAAACAGTTGATGAAGCCGCTGGAGGAATTATTGGTGGTGGAATGTTGGCCCTTAAAGCTTTAAAAACTGCCAAAGTAGCAAAGGGTCTTAGTACCGCCGCTAAACTTGGTTCTGCGGCATCTGCTTTAGCACCTGCAGTTAAAGTTGCAGGAGCAACAGGAGCAGCAAGTGGAGCAGGAATGGCAGCAGCTGGTGCGGTTGGTGCAGCAGGTGGATATGGTTTAGCTAAAGCTACTGAGAAGAAGAAACAACAACAAGAAGAAGTAGAAACAGTTGATGAAGCATGTTGGGATACTCACGAACAAAGGGGTATGAAAAAGAAGGGTGGCAAGATGGTACCCAACTGTGTTCCCAAAGGTTCTATGAAGAAAGAAGAAGTCACTGGTGGTATCCTTGTTCAGGATGCAGGAGATTTCAAACCCCGTGAGATTGAATCAGTTGATATCATCAAGGCTGACCCTATCAAAGGTGGACAACTTCAAGAAGTTGTAAGAACTAAGGTCCAAACCGGTAACATGTATCAAGTTATCTTTGGTTGGAGAGGTAAGATGATGATGGTGAAGTTGTTCTTCCCTGATGTATCTGTTCCAAACAGACAGAAGGTTGCTGATGCTTTGGATAAGATGTATCCTGGTTCTCAGTTGAGATCTTATTCACACTCAGTTGTTGATTATGATGATCCATATGTCAATGTAGGTGAGGAAACTATTCTTGAGAAAAAAGAAGAAGAGAAGTATTGTCGTCTCTGTGAGAAGAGAGAAACTCGTGGAACATGTGGTTATGGACCCAAAATGTTTGACAAGTTTAGTGTAGATAATGTTAGTGATACTGTAAAATCATCCGCAGCAGCTGAGTCTGATATTACAGAGGACATCAATAAAAAAGTTGAAGATAGAATGCAGTCTGATGAAAACAGAAAAAGATCTCTGATTAGAAGTAAGATGAGAGCTTCTCGTTCGAAACAGAAAAGTGATCTACAATCTGAAGAGAATATCGAAGAAGATATGACTGGTATGTCCCAGAAGTCTGGTGACAAAAGAAGTACTGATAGTGGAGCTGGTATGACAGCTAAGGGTGTTGCTAAGTATAACAGGAGAACAGGTGGTAACCTGAAAACTGCTGTCACAACTCCTCCCTCTAAACTGAAACCTGGTTCCAAAGCCGCAGGACGTAGGAAGAGTTTCTGTGCAAGATCCAAGAGTTGGAAAGGTGAGAGAGGATTAGCTGCACGTCGTCGTTGGAACTGTTAGTAATTTATGAGTAATGATGTTTATCTTGGTAATCCCCTTCTAAAAAAGGCGAATACACCAATTGAGTTCACACAAGAACAGATTGAGGAGTATATTAAGTGTAGAGAAGACCCTGTATACTTTGCTCAAAACTATGTGAAGATTGTGACCTTGGATCATGGTCTTCAACCGTTCAAAACTTATGACTTCCAAGAGAAGTTAATCAATAATTTTCACAATAACAGATTTAATATCTGTAAGATGCCTCGACAGACTGGTAAATCTACCACATGTGTGTCGTATCTACTTCACTATGCTATTTTTAATAGTAGTGTAAATATTGGTATTCTGGCAAACAAAGCCACAACTGCTAGGGAACTATTAGCGAGGTTAGCTACTGCATATGAGAACTTACCTAAGTGGATGCAACAAGGCATTCTGGTCTGGAATAAAGGAAACATCGAACTGGAAAACGGATCAAAAATACTCGCAGCATCAACTTCCGCTTCAGCTGTCCGAGGAATGTCTTTTAACATTCTTTTTTTGGACGAGTTCGCCTTTGTTCCTAATCACGTTGCTGACGCATTCTTTGCCTCTGTATATCCTACTATCACTTCAGGTAAATCAACGAAAGTAATTATTGTATCCACTCCTCACGGAATGAACCACTTTTACAGATTGTGGATGGATGCAGAGAAACAGAGAAACGAATATATTCCAACCGATGTTCACTGGTCAGAAGTTCCTGGTAGAGATGTTGTATGGAAAGAACAGACCATTGCCAACACATCAGAACAACAATTTAAGATTGAGTTTGAGTGTGAGTTCCTTGGATCTGTTGACACACTAATTGCACCGAGTAAACTAAAGTCCCTGGTATTTGAGAAGTCCATTCAAAACAATGCTGGTTTAGATGTATATGTTAAACCCGAGGACAAACATGATTACGCGATTACTGTTGACGTTGCACGTGGGGTTGGTAATGACTACAGTGCTTTTGTTGTTGTTGACATAACTACTTTCCC